AGTTTTTCGTGAATGACTGTGCCATTTATATTCACAAAAAACTCACCACTATCCGTAATCAGATGTCGCCCTTTCAAGAAAGTAGAATCCTTTTTGATAGTTGTGATACGCCGATAGGATTTGCCGGTAACTGACGGATACTCTTTTTCAATACAGGCGGACATCCATCCCTTTGTTCCCGTTCCTTTGACACGCCCCTCCACAAGTCCCAGAACGGTCGTATAGCGATTATAGGATAGTTGAAGTTTCTCCCCCAGAACAATTTCATTCAACGATTTTATACCTGACTCCGTTACAACCGTATTGTCTCCATCCATTAGGCAAAAAGTATCCTCTACATCATTGTCACGTGTCTCTGACACGCCCCCCAGAATCTTGGAGACGAGATAGTCCCAGGTCTCCTGTCCCTTTACATCCGTCTTCTCTATTTCCTCCCAGTCCCGAAAGAGAACGGTAGTACCCTGTTTGTTTTGAACAGGAATCAGCCGATTGCTCGTATTGAGACAGTAGAGAACCGGCTCTATTCCTGGACTCGGAACGGACCGAGGGTCCTCGCTCACACTGTGCCATTTACCAGAATGAGATACCAAATGCGACCCGGATACACGAATTCCCTCCAACTCATAGAGATTGGTTGCCGAACCATCCATCCGTAAGACACCTTCTACAGAGTTCCCGCCCGCCAAGACATCCCCTATCTGAATTTCTGAAATGGGCTTGGTGGCACCTGTTGCTAGAACAACGGGTACACTCGGTTCAAAACAAAAGGAATCATTCATTCCAGATGCCGCCGCGGCTCCTCCTGCGATAAGAAGTACAATCACAGGGGTAATAAGAATCGGAATAAAGGGGAAGAGAATGAAAAACAGAATAATGAGAAGGGCAATCATGATTACCAGAATAATCAGAACGACAAAAAAGATAAATTGAATCATATTTTGAATCCCTGTGACAAGCGAGAGCCCCTGATATACAAAGGAGGTCAGAATGGCATTCACGCGCCCCATCGCCATTTTCAGATGCTGAACAATCGCGCCAATTTGATAGGTGACCAGCGTGAATTTCTTGAAGAAGGGTTCCAAGAAGGACATGAAGGCATCCATCATCTTTTTCACAATGGAGCGCAGATAGTTGAGGGCATTGAAATTATCCCATAGACTATTGGATTGTTGTTGCGCAAGTGTATTATAGGGGGCCATGGCAGCCCCCATGGCCGCCTTCGCCAGTTCTCCCATACAGAATTTAATATTATCGGAACCAAACTCTCCTGATGAGCGTGGGTCATCATCGGGCTTAAAATAACTGGAGGCAAACATGACAAAGATACCACAGCGACTATTGGCCCAATCCGCCATAATCGTTGTTCGCTCCATGGTAACATAGGTGTATGTTACATAGCCCATAAGAGCGACGGTTAATGTAATGATTGGCCATAGAAGCATCCCTGCTTACACGACAGATAGCATCTGCTCATAGAAGCGCTCTGAGTCCGGAGAACAGAGTTCCATATAGTCACGGACCCTGATTCCGTTGGCCAGTTCAATCTGAGAATTGGTTAAGGCAATCAGTCCAATACCAATTACAGGGACCTGTAATTGGCGAGGTTTCACAAGGGTGGAAGCACGAGTCCATTGTTGTGTTTGCTTGTTCCAGACAAGGGTGGCAGAGCCGATCCAAGTTGTCTCATTGATAGAACAGACTTCCCGAAGTTCCTTATGAATGAGTCCGCCGATACGAGATCCAGTGCTGAGTCGGTCCCCTATTTGGAGATCCCGTGCTTTCAGAACGGTTCCATCTTCCATAACAATTTCGGTATCAGGATGGAACAGTGGACTGTTTTCACTGTTTTCACTGTTTTCAGAAGACGAAACACCATTCAATCGTTCCTCAATGAAGGCCATGGTCTCCTGATCCGCCTCCTCTCCTTCATCATAGTCTCGGAACACGTAGGACTCTATAGGAATACGATGGGTATCCGTATTCAGACAAATAAGACTGTTTCGCTCGTAAGGACCCGTCGGAATAGCATCAGGATGCTCAACTGCCCTGATCCATTTGCCTTGAAACAGTACATAGTGATTGGTACTAACCTGAATCTTGTTCAGCAGCACCATCTGTTGCCCCTGTCCCGCAAAATGGAACTTGGCTGTCACCCTAGACCCATCGTTCAGAATATCCCCCAGTTTCACCTTATAAAGGGGAATGGTCCCTTTCCCTTTCACCTCTATTTCCGTTTCCGGAGGAAAGCAGAAGGCGTCCAAAAAGGAGAAGAGAACCGTGTTCCCAAAGTTGGAGGCCGCCGTCATTCCTGAGAGCCCCATGTACATAATGGAAAAGAGAATGGTATACATACGAGTCAATAGATTCTTCATACGAATGGCCGATAGACGGAGTTGAAAGAAGAAGTTCTTAATACGATCCGTAAAGTCCTGAAAAATGACATTGATACCGCCCCCCATGGTCGCCACAGACTGCCGTAAACTATTCGTGGCATTCATCGTGGAACTGACCGTTTGCGTTATGGAGCCAAGGATTCCCACAAAGGGTCCTGCGATTTCCATGGCGCTCCCTTGAAAGATGTTGCCCATACAATACTGGAAATTCTCGCCGGTATCATGTCCATACAGGAAGGCAAAGGGCATGATAGTAGGCTGACAGCGATATTTGGCCCAGTTCTTCTTGACTTCCTCAATGGAATCGGAAAAATAAATAAAGAATCCAATGATGGCCACGACCACAATGGTCACAATGAAATAGGCAATCCCACTAAAGAGATCCCATACCTTGACTCCTCCACTTCGTGTATTGGCGGCGATACATTGTTGAACAACTTGGCTGGTTGCTATTCCTGTTGCTGCTGTTGCTGCTGTTGCTACTGTTGCTATTGGTATTGCGGCTGGTACTCCTACTGTCGGTGGCGGGGGATAGACACCGGGTAGAGCATTTGATGGACGTATATATCTCATATATCCGGCTTGTTCTTGTAAGCCTAGTCCTTGACTCATTTCTGGTCCTTGACTTATTTCTGGTCTTTGACTCATTTCCCTAACGGTTAGTGCCAATTTATCATAGTAAAATTGGCACTAAACGTAAATACAAATGCTCTACTTTTTGAGAAGCATGGACCTCACCCAATCCCTGTCCGCCTGAAAGACCTGCTGGATATCTGGATGTTTCCCTGACAGTTTTGCCACTGCCTCCAACTTGTGATACAGGGATAGGGGGCCATAGGCTTTTTCCGCCTTCTTCAAGGCCTCATGACGACTGGTATCGGAAGCCCGATAAGAATAACCATACTTAATCAAGTCTCCCTTTCTATACTTTCCAACCCCTTTGGTATTTCGCTTCGTATTCTTCATACACATGGCCGGTACGTGAACCTCCTGCTTTGCCGGTTTTGCGATATAATACTGATTGGACCCTCGGCGGACTCGGTAGCCCTGTTTCAGAACACTGTTAGATATTTTACGCGTATAAGAGGCTCTCATTTTGTATCCATCCGGGCATCGTTTTCTTCGTTTTGAATTATTGTTGTTCCCCATCTTCTTACTTTAGGAGGTTAAAATAATATTAAACTTCCCGTTGCTAGTTCTTAGTCCCGTTCCGGTTCATCTGTACTCATCTCAAACGGATGTTCATGTAACATTCTATGAATAAAGTAGCCGTAGACTTTATTATTTTCCATATTATGATTTGCCCTATTTGTTTTAATGGCCTGACAAATCGTAGGATACAAAATGATAAGGGCCTGTTTCGTTTTGGGCGGAAGGACGTCTAATATCTGTGTCGGTATAGGTGTATCGGCAGTATTGTTAGGTGTAAAGAGACCATATAGAAGCCCGTGAAGAATATCTAGGAAGGTTTTATACTGTTCCAAGATCGCAAGATCCTGTTGTGTATCATTTGTCTCATCCCCTGATAGCACAATTTCACTATAGAGCGCATGCTTCAAATCAAAGGTGAGTTTACAAAAGGTCGGATCAATACTATAACAGACAGGATCCTCCGTAAATGGGATGGACTCGTATTCCTCATCAGATTCCGTATCCGACATTCCTATTCCCTACAATATATTTAGTTCCGTTTAATAATCCCGTAGATCACAAAGAGGGAGCCTATTACAAAGAGGGGCACCCACGAAAAGGGAGCCGCCATATTCACAAAGGTCTCCGCCGGCGCATCATACGCCGCATCCTCACAGGCCTGGGCTTGCTGCTTCGCAAGATCACAGGCCTGTTTGTTCTGGGCATCACAGGCAGATGTCCCCGTATTACAAACAGGGGTACAGGGTCTATTACAGTTTATGGCAGGTGGGTTGGATGATTTTGATGCCATTCGGGTCTCTAGTTTGAATCAAGGAGTTTAAACTCCGTGATTTAAAATAGTGTATAGAAACAACCATGAACATCGGAGGAGTTGACAAGAAGAGCATTGAAGAGAGTGTCGCGGAAGCCCAGGCAAAGCCCATTGCCTTTGAACCCAAAGACCGCATCACCTATATTCGGGATCATGTCCGGGACATCCAGGCAGAGATGGCCCAAGGTGTTCCAGTGGCGGACATCACCACAAAACATGCCGACTTTGCCCGGGACTACAAGGAACTGTTCAAGAAGGTGATTCAAAAGGAGGATTTGGGGCCCCTGAAGACCATGTTCGGCGCCTTGGAAAAGATGGGACAGGGATCTCTGTCGCAACACGAGGCCTCCGTTATAGTTGGCCAGACGCTTGTAGATAAGTTTGTGAAGCCTCAATTGAATGGCAGCGCTCCGAATACATCGGGGCGCTAAAGGCCCTACACCACCGATAACTGATCACCTCATGGCGCCTTAACATGGTCTTGATGTGACTCTCTCTGTCCGTGGAATCCAAGAGTTGAAAGACCTTCTCCAGATACTTAGTCTGCTTTGAAACACTTGTCCGTATAATGCTATTTATGTGTGACGAGAACGTGGGAGGCAAGGAGCCTTGATAGAGACGGGGAGGGGAATTTCCTAGACAGGCCTCTTGGCTCCAGCGACGAAGAGCAGACAGGGTTTGGATACTGGGAGGCCGAAAGCGTAGCCCTATAAAATAGTGTTCCGGATTACAGGGTCTGGACGTGGCCGGTTTATAGAGCGTCCATTGCTGGAAGTGCTGACTCAAAAAATAGAGAAGGTCCTGTGTTCCAGGGTAGTACATATCAAAGAACTTTAGAACAAAGAGGCCATTCGGAGCGAGTATCTCAAATCCTGTTCTGACCGACGCCAAGAGAAGCGGATAGATGGTCTGTTCCTGAGAATCATAGTCCATAGAAAAATCAAATCCCCCATCCCCCGTAAAAAAATGACAGGAACCGCAGGCCGCAATAAAGGAATTCTGATTCTCATAATGGAGCAGATCCCCCGTTCCATCGGATCCGTACTCAATTCGCACATTCGGATTCCGCTTTAAAAATCCTGCGGCCCGCTTCCACCCCGGAACATTCGGCTGCTTCGGCTTCAAGGTGATGGCCGTGGCCTGGACAAACTTCATCTTGTGCCGCTCACACTTGTCCAAGAATCCCTCAATAAATCCACCCGGCCCCTCACATACATGGGCCGACCTCAGTTTCGTATTGGGCAGTTTCCCAAAATCCCTGAAAAACTGCCCAATGTCCATAATCTCCACCATCTTGAAATAAGAACGGCTCAACGGATGAAGCAGACATACCGACTCCGGGAAATTGTCGTACTTCTTTTGCGTATACACAAGTTCATAGGGATTCACAATCTTCTTATAGTATTCCCATTCCCCAGTTCTTACATCCCCTGTGACGGAAGATCCCCGTTCATAATCATTGATTCGCTTCCGATAGTCGTGAAGAAGACGCTCATCTGATTTGAAGGAATAGGTCCACACAGAGGGAAGAATAACCTCATTTGCCGAAGAATCGGCGAATCCTCCTAATAAAAAAGGGGGTGTTTGTGTATCCGGTTTATGCCATTCTATCGTAGTCCATATAGGCGGTGTGTCCATACAAATACTCAATAGAATTGCTTTATGTTGTAAGCGCAACCAACTCCACATCCTCTTCACTCATCAATCCCTTTGTGCTATTTGGCATAATCATATTTACTTGGAATTGTGCTGTAGAACAGGGTGCCGTCGCATCAATGTCCACATCCTCCACATCATCCACTATTTCATTGTCCTCCTCTATTTCATAGGGCCCAAGTCCCTTAGACAACTTGGACAACATCGCATCGTCCAAGAGGATTTGAGAGAAGGCTGTGCCACCACGGAAAGGCTGTCCCATCATGATGTTCGCGCTCACGCCATTCATCGGGTCCACCTCTCCAAAGCGGGCCGCGTCCATCACAATCTTCGTTGTCTCCTCAAAGGACATCTTCCCAAGAGGCCCAATCTCATTCTTGTTGATACCATAGCGGTCCACGGACATGAGACGGCCCGATCGCGTAATGTAGTCACACAGGATCCCCAGATGACGATAATTGACGGCCTCCGAACTGAAGATCGGCATGATCTCACTCAACAGAATGGCCCTCACCGCCTCTAGTCCAAGGATGTCCATGACATCGTGGATGTTCGTTGTATAGAGGCGATTGGCATCTACCGCAGGATGATTCATCACGCGCACATAATTGGACCCATCCGTATCCAAGATATACTGCGACTTCTTCTCATACTTTCCATCGGTCAAGTACACCTTCTGGTCGTCCTTGCGAAAGGTCACCGCCTTGATTCCAGGCACGCCCCGAATCACACACGAATTGAGCATCTTGTTCTCAAACTTCTTCAGAAGGCTGAAATAGTCCTCATAGTTCTTCCCCTGCTCTATATCAAAGTCTACACGGATTCTCATAATGAGACTCTGGGCATTATAATCGCTATAGACAAGACGCACCGTCTTTGAATAAATCCCATTTATTACAAATACCACATCCGCCATTGTAATATTCTTATTGTACATCTCCTCGCGATTGAGTTCAAAGCGCAAGAGCCATGGATTGGGATTGTCCTTCTTCACCTCTGTGGTCGCACTCTCCTCCTTGGGAGCCGCATCCAATTCCATCTCTCTGTAGAACTGGAGCATCTCCCTGTCCTGCTCAATGATGGTTGCCTCATCCGTAGGATCCCAGTAAATGGCCACCTTATTCGTGATATGACGCAACAGAGTGAGTTCCAAGTCCTGCTTAATCTCACGAACCTTCTCTCGCCCCCTCTCATCCGTCTCATTGAACTCGGCCTTCATCGGAATGGTCAAGGAAGACGCCTTGGGATTCTTCGTGACCTTCAAAATCTCTCGCAAACGAGGAATTCCTGTGACCACGTTGTTCTTGGTGGCTACGCCGGCGGTGTGAAAGGTATTGAGCGTCAACTGGGTAGACGGCTCCCCAATGCTCTGCGCTGCCACAATGCCCACCTGCTCCCCTGGCTGGACCCAGGACTTCATGTGCGCGACCACAATCAACTCCGTCAAGGCATTGAACGCCTCCTCGGTAAAGCGCTCCTTCACCACGATGTTGTGAGGACCCAGATAGTAACGCAGAAGGGCACCCCAGATATGATTGTGCTTGGACTTGGTACGTTCCAAGATGGTATCAATTCGCATAAGAACCGTGTAAGGCGTAAGAGTTGTCTTAGCAGTTTGATTCAGGCCGAATGTTGCCTTGATGTTCAAGATAAGACGACTGAGATTCACAGGGGACTTGACATCCCCGCCAAACTCCGAATTCTTATGAACCTTCTCCACAAGAATCCTCTGGTCCTCCAGAATCTGTGTGACATGGAGGTCAATTAGTTCCTTCTCCTCACCAGGGCGACTGACCCCCTCCTGTAGTACGTCTGCCCAAACAACCCCTGCCATCCCATAGGTCTCCTTAATCTGCTCTACCGTTATCTTACTGTCAATTGGCAAGGTCTGGCTCTCAATCTTGGTCGCCGCAATTCCATCCTCCCCATACTGGAACTGAAGGACATTCATGTTGGCGTCTCGCACCGTGCCATCATGATGAACCACAAAGTCCTCCAGTGCCTTGATAAGTTGGCGCTGGATATATCCTGTATCCGCCGTTTTCACCGCAGTATCAATCAGACCCTCACGACCCGAGATGGAGTGCATGTAGAACTCTTGGGGTGTTAAGCCTTGAATGAAGGACGACTCCACAAAGCCACGGGCCTCCGCTCCATCATCATACTTCTTATAGTGGGGCAGAGTGCGATCCGTGAAACCATAGGGCACACGCTTATTCTCAATGGACTGCTGGCCAAGACAGGCAATCATCTGGGCAATATTCAGCCACTTACCCTTGGAGCCCGAATTAATCATCGCCACCAGACGATTCTCCTCAGATAGAGATCCCTTCACAGCCTTCTCTGCCTCTCCATTGGCACTGTTAAGAATGCTATACGCCTGATCTTCAAACTCCTGCTGATTGGTCTTGCCCGTATTATTCTCAAAGAGATCGGAATGGACCTGAAGTTGAAGTTCTTCAATCTTCTTCTTACAGTCCTCAATCGTCTTCTTGATATTCTCGGTTGTCTTGTCATCTGCCACCAAATCGGAAATGCCCACACTGAAGCCATTGAGGACAAGGTAGTCCTCAATGACTCGCTGAAGAGAATCCAGGAACATCGTAGTCTCCTTGGGGCCATAGTCATTGTAGAGAATGTGAACCACTCCCTTGCCTGGCTCCATGTAAACACCCGATGTGAGTTGGCCCTTTGTAATCGTGCCCTGCTCAATCGTCAATTTGCTTCCCATATCCACATTGAGCGGAGGCAAAAGTTGGCTGATCACCTGCTGGCCTGTATATAGCCCCTGCTCATTGGCCAGTGGCATCAATCCGTCAAATCGTATGTTACGCATCATAAGGTTCATGAATATACGACGATTAAAGCGGCTCGTGGGCCTTGTGATACGATAGGAGCCGACCACAGAGTCCTGAAAGGTGCCAATCAGGGGCTTGGCATGTCGTGGACTCACGATATTGTGTGGAATGGCGGCAATCTCCTCCAATTCCACGGCGGCCTCATAGGACTGGGGCACGTGCATATTCATCTCCATTACATGTTACATACTAACATGTTACAGACCCTCCAAGTTTCCAAGGAGGACGGACTATATCTTGTGCCATCTCAGGTTGGTTAGACCTTCATTGATGACCCGTTCCCATTTAGTCTCTGAACCTTTTCCATACCCTATCATAACGGGATTAGGAACTTGGCTGCGGATTACCGATTTCATCTATCTCTCTATAGACTCATTATCAGAATTTTTACTATACCCTTGATATTTCTCCAAGGCCAGTTCTAGTTTTCACATAGAACCTTAGTATCTGATACTTTACGGACTTCCCGAACAATTTGAGGACGTCGCAAATGTTTTATTTATCTCTCTCAAGAACTCTTTCGCCCGTTCTTCAAGAGTTTCTAATGTTTCATACTTGCCCACAAAGGAGGCTTTCTTATCTCCCACTTTCACAATAACAGCCAAATGACCATCAATATGCTTAGAGGATAAATACTGACCAAGATTCTCTGTGTCTATACTTAAATCACGAAATCGCTCTATTTTTTGTTTATTATGCTGATGCTGAGACCGTTTCATAAGAGTTTCTCTAGCACTATCCGACTCTAGTGCTTTTTTAATTCCCTTAGAAATCAATTCTCGTGTAACCTCTGTCCTGCACACACACCCACCCCTAGAACCTACAGGATTTAGTGCTGGTGTAATAACATCATTGGTAACTGCTTTGAGTATCGTTTTACCGCCTTTCGTAAGATTATAGCCATTTGGATAGTATGTATTTATCTCTTCAATGTAATGCTGTTCCCATC